GGATCAAGAACCAGGTCAATAAGGAGGTCCGCATCCGAAAAGTGGGATACTATCTCGGCCAGAATAACATCCGCTTTCGCAAGTCGCCGGGCTGCGAGTTGCTGGTTGATCAGTTGCGAGAATTTCCCGAAGGCTCGTACGACGACGGCCCGGATGCTCTGGAGATGGTGATCCGAACCATCGGGCAAATCCAGACAGGCCGACGACTGGACACGCAGGAAACGGTGGTAGTGACATGAGCAACGACCCAGACCATCCGGGCCGCAGAATGGCTGATGCCATTGTCTCGGTCGCCGAAAGTGTGTGTAATGATCATGGCGAAAGTCAAACAGGGGCACGATAAATCAAGGGCCGGTGAGGATGCTCACCGGCAACGAGAAGGCAGAAGCGGCTAGCTACCGCTGAGGTGCCGATAAGACCGCAGCCATATCGGGGCTGGTGAGTTTCCTCACCGGCCCTTTTCGATTGGTGCTGCGAGATGTCTGAACTGATCATCACCGACAACCCGGAGTCCCAGCCGCTCGCCGAGAGCACTGCCTACGGCGAGCGTGTGCCGTGGTCTGACTATCCACAGCACGACCACGACAGCTTCGGCTCCGCTGGCCGCTTCGGCTCGTTTCCGTATTCGCGCCTAGACGATCGGGAGGATGGGAAGTATCGGCCATTCTATTCTGACGAGCACGACCTGGCCCGCATCCGTGGTCAGGCCCGGAATCTCTCGACCTTCACCTCGACCAGTCTGGGCGCACTCGAAAGTTTAACGAACTACGTGATCGGCTCCGGCCCCACGTTCACCGCACAGACTCGGTTCGACGAGGCCGATCAACTCGTGCTGGCCGTCCAGGGATTCCTCGACAGCTTCCTCGAAGAGAATGAATTCATCGGCGGCCTGGACCGTGAGATCCACAGCCGCAGCCGCGAGGACGGCGAAGCGTTCGTGGTGTTGCACCGAGGCCGCACCGTGCCGCGCGTGTGCATCATAGAGCCGGACCAAGTCACCGAGCCAGACAACGTCCGAGCATTGGACGAGTGGCTGGGTGCTGATGGGTTCCTTGCTTACTGGTCGTTCGGCGTACACACGCGAATGTCCGACCACCTCGGATGCCAGGACTTCGCAAACCCGCTGGGCTATCACGTTGTGTACGACAGCACCGGGGCGCAATGGGATTACATCCCGGCAACGCGGGTCGATGCCCAGGTCCGGCTGCCTACCGATGCAGTGATGGAGCACGTCAAGCGGAATACCAGCAGCAGTGCCAAGCGTGGCGTATCGGACTTCCTGCCGATCCAGAACGACCTGGAACGCGAAGCCAAGCTGCGACGCAACACGGCGGAGGGTGCGGCCATTCAGGCGGCCATCGCTCTGATCCGCGAGCATGTTCCAGGCACGTCCGAGGCAGACGCATCGGGGATGGTCAACACGAACTCGATCACAGATTATCAAGAGGCGACGAAGAACGCAGGCAGCCGCACAGTCAAGGTTCAAAGGTGGACGCCCGGCACGATGGTTGACATCCCGGCGGGCAAGAAATACCACGCCGGGCCGCTCGGGTCGCTACGCAGCCCGATCTTCATCGAGGTCGCACAATACATCCTGCGTTCGATTGGCGTGCGCTGGGCGATGCCGGAATACATGATCAGCGGCGATGCGTCGAATGCGAACTTCTCCAGCACGCTCGTGGCTGAGAGTCCGTTCGTCAAGTCTCGGGAAGCGGATCAAAAATTCTACAGCCGTCATTTCCGGTCGATTGCCTGGAAGGCCATCCGGCTGGCCTGGGAAGAAGGGCGATTCGACAAATGGGCGACGCGCTGGAACGAACTGCGGCAGATGGTCGATCTTGACGTGACCCTCCCGACGGTTGCCAGCCGCGACCGCCAGCAACAGGCAAGCGTGAATGAGATCGAACACCGCGCCGGCATCTTATCCTTGCGCACCTGGGCCGCTGAGACGAACCGAGACTACGATGCCGAGCGAGAGAACATCAGCAACGAACCGGCGCAACCGGACGATAGCTTCGGTGCCAGCCCGGCGGGAGTAGGTGCATTGCAAGGCGCATTGGAGTCGGTCGAGACGACAGACGAAGCCCGAGCGGTTCTTGAGGATGTCTATCGGGGGTATCCCTGATTGCAAATCTTACCGGGCGAGAAGGATTTGAGCGGAAGTTTGCGACGCTGCTGGGGCGACTCAGTGCGAAGCATCGCCGGGAGTTGGCGGGACTCCTCGGAAATCCCCCCGATCCTGCCAACGTCCCGGCGTCATTCTGGGACCGGATGCAGCGAGAGGTGACCGAAATATTGATGACGAATCTACTGTTTATCTACATCGCAAGTGCGATGCAGCACGGCCTGGGTGCCGATCAGTCGAGCAATCTAGGTCAGTCCTGGGCGGCTGTTCGGGCATTGGGTCTAGGCCAGGGATATGCGGAGAATACTCGTGATCGGACAGAACTTGCTGGTCGTGAATGGCGGGAGAAAACTGATCGTGGAAAGCCACCCTCTGCGTCGGATGTCGGAGATCGCCTCGTTAAGATGCTCGGCCCCAGTCGCACTGAGAGGATCGTGGTCAGCGAGACGACCTCTGCCACGACCGCAGCATCCGAGGCAGCCATAATTGCGACGGTCGGCAAGGGCGAATCAGACACATGGTTTACCGAAAACGACGCGAGCGTGTGCCCTGTCTGCAAGCCGCTGCACGGAAAGAAGCGGAGCGTATGGACGTTGAAGTTTCCTGATCTCCCGAGCAACGCGACCCAGTTTCCCGAGGAAGGGCCGCCGGCACACTGGGGCTGCCGGTGCTGGATTCACTACGCGAACGAGAAGCGCGGCGCTGCTGCGATAGCGAGTTGAGCCTATGCCAGACGGCAAAGAGATAATCGAGGTCCTCGACACCCTTCGGATCGGTCGCGGTTCGACCGGCAAGGGCGGCTGCTGGTGCTGGAAGGCCGACCCGACGAAGACAGGACCGGCATTCGATCAGCACACGCCAACGTGCGTGCGTGTGGCGGCATTCTATGGCCGCCTGGGCGTGACAGCCAAGACCACGAAACCCAAGACGAAGGGCGACTGATGGCCGCTGTAGCAATCAGGAGGAACAACCAGCGGCTGATGGAAGTCAGCTATGCTTCCGAGTTGGTCGTGGACCGCGATGCTGGGGTAATTCGCGGCGTGAAAATACTCGGTCGCGAAAGTGCCAACGGTCGCACATACAGCGACCAGGCCATGCGCGAAGCTGCCATCCTATACGACGGTCGCGGGGTCAACCTGGATCACGACCGGACCGGCAAAGAACGAAAAGTGGCTGAGGGGTTCGGGCGCATAGACAACGCGACGGTGCGACCAGACGGCGTTTATGGCGACCTGGAATTCCTCAAAAGCCATCCGGCTGCCGAGCAGGTCTGCGAAGCTGCGGAACGGATGCCCGAGCAGCTAGGCATGAGCCACGATGCCGAAGGGACCGTGATCCGCCAGAACGGGCGCATGGTCGTCGAATCAATTACGAGCGTTAATTTTGTGGACATGGTTAGGAAACCGGCGACCAATGCCGGACTCTTCGAGTCTCAAGGAGGCACGCAGATGACGTTACTACAAGAGCAAGCCGATTTGCTGCCTCCCGAAGCGGAGGCCGCTGTGGAAGAACCAGTTGAGGCGGGACCGACACCTGCGGACGAGGTGAAGGCCGCTCGTGACAAGGCAGCAATGGCGATCCTCAAGCGTGCACTCGATGGCGCTATCATGCTGAAGGATGCGCTGAAACAGATCACCGAAGTCGTAGGGAAACTCGATGGGGCGATGGTGGGAATGGCTGGACCCGAAGAGGCACCAGCCGAAGAAGAAACGGAACCAGCGATTCCCGAAAGTATCGGCCATCGTCGTCTCGACCCCAGCGTGGTCAAGCTCCAAGAGAAAGTCAGCCGTCTTGAGCGCGAAGCTGCCGCTCGTGATCTCCTCGAAGCAAAAGACATCGAAGCCAAAGCGTCTCGTATCTCGGCGTTGATCGCGGCACGAAACACTGAGGAGCAGCATGAACTCCTCGAAGACTGGCCACAGCGGTCAAGTGGGATGCACGCCAGCCGACCGGCGCAATCTTCGCCGCTGTATCGGTTGCGCGAGAACGTCAACGAAAAGTATCCCGACACGCACGAGGGATTCCTGCGGTCAATCAAATAACTAACCAAGACCCCTGGCGCGGAAGCGTGATCGGGTCGCAAAAGGAGAATCAGACATGGGTCAATCATTGGTGAAACTTCCCGAAGCTGCGCACAAGGCACGCCAGTCGTTCGGGTTCTTCGACGACTTCGATCATTACGTTACTGCCGACCGGTGGACGACCTTGACGGACGTTGACGGGACGGTGACTGTCGGCGATGCCGTAGGCGGGCGCGTGTCGATTCTTACGGCAGCCGTGAGTGCCGACAACGAGACTACCCTGATGCATTCGACGGCGGAGATTTTCCTGTTCGCCGCTGACAAGCCGGTGGTGTATGAGGCACTGGTCCAGTTCACCGAGGTGAACACGGACGACGCCAACATGCTGGTTGGCCTGTCGAGTATCGTAACCGCCGCCATGATGCAGGA